TATCCCCAGGTGTATTTACCAACGAGAAAGATTTATCATTTCTTCCTGCTGGTATCGCACAAATAGGGGCAGCAATTGTCGGGCCTACAAATAAAGGTCCAGCATTTGTACCAACACCCGTAGAGTCATTTAATGACTTTAAGGAAAAATTCGGTGGGTTGAATCCTGACTTTTATGCACCTTACGCAGTACAACAATATATGAAGAACGCTGGACGAGTTACAGTTGTTCGTGTACTACATTTAGGTGGATATACATCAGCAAACCCATTGTTCATTTATGGTGCAGCTTCTGGTTCAGCAGCTTCAGATGCAAGTTCTTCTGGAACAGATTTGACAGAAAACCTAATGGCAGTGTTAGCACCCACAGTTCAAAACGCAAGTGGTGACTTCGCATCTTCATCTCTATTTGAGATAAATGCAAGTGCAGACGAACTTGCAGGTCTACAATCAGGTTCTCTTGACTTTGGTTTGAATTATGCACAAATCAATAGTTCTGTTTTTGGACTTGAGTTAAGTGGTAGTTCGGTAGCAGCTTCAATATACACAGCATCTTTGGATAGTGCAAATGATAACTATATCACAAAAGTCTTTGGTGAAAACCCAAGAGGTGATAAAGAAGCATATGTGTACTTGAACTTACCTGCAAACCAAACAGATATTACTTTAGCAGCAGTATCTATTAGTGGTTCAGCAGGAGATGCTCCGAGTGGTAACCATGTAGCAGGTTCAGCAACAAGTGGTTCTGGTGTATTCGCATCAACACCACTGGACTTCTCAAAAGATTATCAACCAGCAACATCACCTTACATTGTATCACAAAAAGTGGGTGGTAGTGCAGTTAATCTTTTCAGATTCAAAACACATTCACATGGTAGTAATGTGAACAAATTGTGTAAAATAATGATTAGTGATATTAGACCACCAGCAGATGCTAAAGCAGGTGTAAATCAAGATTATGGTGATTTCACCGTAACGATTCGTGGGGTCAAAAATTATCATGGTTCTGAAGATACTGAAAGAAGTCAAGACATTAAAGCAACTTATCAAAAAGTTAACTTAGATAAAGACTCACCAAGATACATTGAAAAAGTAATTGGTAGTCAGTATTTTGAAGTTAATTCAGATGGTAAACTTGTTTTACAAGGTGGTGATTATCCTGCAGTTGATGATAATGTCTACATTGATATAGTGGATGGTGTTAAGAAAAAGACACTATCTAAAGACCTTGTACCAGGTGGATATCGTAAGATTAGTCTTCCGATAAACGATGGTGGTGAAGGAATATTAGCAGCATCTAAAGTCATACAACAGATTGATGATGATGGTAATGTAAACTACAATGTAGCATATGGATATAACTACTGGTCTGGTTCTTCAGCATTATATGAACAAAACCTTAATTACTTAGCACCTTTACCTGATAATGCATTAACTACAAATCAATCTGATTTTGATTTGTTTGCACAAACTGGTACATCTGGTAGTGTGTCACCTTATGTTGATGAGAGTGTTACTCTAACATTAACTAATGGTAATGCAGCACAGAGGAAATTTATTGTTCCGATGCAAGGTGGTTTTGATGGTAAGAATCCAGCAGATGATGTCAAAGTTGGTTCAGAAATTGTTAATACAAATACTCAAGGATTTGATTGTTCTTCAGCAACCGCAAGTGGTTCTGTTGCTTACATAAGAGCATTGAACGCAATATCTAATCCAGATGA